GCAGCGGCAGATGTGTATAAAGGACAGTCTCAATTGAGAAAGAGCTTACAGAACTAAAAAAAGAGATGATTGAAGAAATGAATAAGACACGTAAATAGTTAAACTTATGATAGTGTAGGCATTGTTTATCTTTGCCTACACTATTAAATTGGATATCAATATGCATACTGTTACAAATAAAAGGGAGAAGCTTATACCGATGAGCCGTATTACTCCAAATACAAAAAACGAGGAAATGGATACGGTTGCTTTTCATGCAAACAATTTTGAGAGGCGTAGGGCTTTTGATGTACTCATGGAGGCTCAACACTATTGGAACGAAATGGAGCAGTTCCGAAAAGATAGACAGAGAAACAAGAGATACACCTACGGAGACCAATGGGACGATAAGATTTGCGTCGATGGCAAAACGATGACAGAGGAAGAGTATATCAAGCAGCAAGGTAACGTTCCGCTAAAGAACAATCTTATCCGAAGACTTGTTCGTAATGTACTTGGTGTATATCGCTCGCAATCGAAAGAGCCTACATGTGTAGCACGAGATAGAGATGAGCAGAAACTTGGAGAAACTATGTCTACCATTCTGCAATGTAATATGCAGCTCAACAGAATGAGCGAGGTATATGCACGCACAATGGAAGAGTTTTTAATCTCTGGTTTTATTGTACATCGCAAAAGTTATGGATGGCGTAACGGCAAGGAAGATTGTTGGACGGATTATGTGCAGCCCAATAACTTCTTTATCGATAACAATATGCGTGATTTTCGTGGTTGGGACGTAGGTTGTTTGGGAGAGGTTCACGATATTAGCTTTGGACAACTCTGTGAACAGTTTGCAGAGGCTCCTGAGGATTATCGTAAACTGAAGGACATATATAAATGGGCAGATAGTAAGGAATATATAGCGAGCTACGCAGAGAAGTTTGGTTACAGTAGACTTGATAATTTTGATTTTCTCTTTACCAGTGAGCCTGGAAGATGTCGTGTTATAGAAGTGTGGCGCAAGGAACAGAAGCCGCGCTATCGTTGCCATGACTATCTTAATGGCGATATCTACAAAATAGATGAGGAAGATTATTACAAGGATGTTGTGGCGATAAATGAGCAGCGTATGCAAATGGCTGAGGCTTCAGGAATGCCAGCAGAAGAAGTTCCACTTATCAAAGCTACTTGGTTCATGGATGATTATTGGTACTTCTATTATCTTTCCCCATTTGGACATATCCTTAAAGAAGGAGAGACTCCTTTTGAACATGGAAGTCACCCTTATATCTTCAAAGCTTATCCATTTATAGATGGTGAGATTCATTCGTTTGTTAGTGACGTAATAGACCAGCAGAGGTATACTAACAGACTCATTACGCTATACGATTGGATAATGCGAGCGAGTGCTAAGGGCGTTTTGTTGATGCCAGAAGACTGTTTACCCGATGGTGTTAGCATGGAAGATATTGCTGAAAGCTGGGCGGAGTTTAACGGAGTTATAGTCTTTAAGCCGTCAAAGACAGGGCAAATGCCACATCAAGTAGCGAACAACTCTACCAATATTGGTATTACCGAATTACTCAATTTACAGCTAAAGTTCTTTGAGGATATATCAGGTGTGAATGGAGCTTTGCAGGGTAAGCCTGGCTTCTCTGGGCAAAGTGCATCCATGTATAATCAGCAAGTTCAGAATTCTACAATGTCATTGCTTGATATGTTGGAGTGCTTCTCTTACTTTGTTATAGATGGAGCTTATAAGGACGTGAAGAATATACAGCAATTCTATGATGGGAAACGTGTGTTTAACATCGCAGGAAAGAGCGGCACACAAATCGAATACGACCCTAAGAAAATTAGAGATGTTGAATTTGACTTGTCTATTACCGAAAGTACAACAACACCAGCATATCGTCAACTTGCTAATGATGTCCTTATGCAACTATGGCAAGCTCAAGCTATCAGTGTAGAACAACTACTTGAACATGGAGACTTCCCATTTGCAGATGATTTACTGCAAAGCCTACAATCTCAAAAAGAACAGATACAGCAGGGACAGCTGCCTCAAGGGGTTTCACCGCAGATTATGCAAAAAGCGCAACAAGGGGCTAATATGCAAGCTGTAGACCAACTGCATCAAGCGTTACAAGCTGCATAACAAAAGGCGTAGGATAAACCTACGCCTTTTGTTTATCTTTTCTTATTTATATTCTTTTGAATATTCTCTACCGCTAAAGGGTCATTGGTAAGAGTGGCAATGCCGTCAAGATTTTGTTTTTGTCTTACGTTGTATCTTCCCATTGCACCAAGAGTAATACTGTTGCTTCTTCAATTCAATAACAGAGGCTGGCATTTCTGCTGTCCCATTTCTATATGGTGTTGCATAAAAGCACTCTCTTTCAAGGTCAGCAACAAAAGCCTTATTGGTGATATAACCTTTGTGTTTTAGTCGACGGAAGTTAAACCTATCCATGACAAGGAGTGCTTTCTTTGTACCCGACGCAGGCATAACATAATAACGTTCACCAGTTCTCTCATGTGCCTCATTCGCCTTTCTTACCGCTTCACGATAGCGAAGGTAAGCTTTCAATTTTTTAAAAACATTCATCATCTTATTATATTTTAAATTAAACTTATATTGTTGCAGCTGATACTGCTTTCTTCTTCTTGGGAACACGCATATTGACACGCATCACAATAGTTGGTATAGGCATTTCAAAGAAACATATATGAAGACCAATAGCACGTGTCATTAATAAGTCGTCATGCTTACCAGTAATAGCACCAAAGGCTCCATTCTGCTTTTTCTCATAAACCACATATTCGTCTAAGCAGCGTTCGTCACGTTCTGTGTACAAATGTTCACGTACAACTTTAATTAAAGTTGATATAATCATTGGCTTAGTAGCAACATTGGTGTGGAAACCATACTTACGAGGCAGACCTTCTCTAATCTCGTCTTCCGTTTGTTTACGTGCATATAGATTTGGATAGACATCTTTAATCTGATTAAGAATAAAGTGCGATAAATCCCCGTCCACTTGTCTTTCCTTGTCATGTGTCTCAAGTGTGTTACTCTCAATAACAAGTAAGGAGTTATCATAGAATGCTGCTATTTGTGCAGCTTTCCAAGCAAGTATATCCATGTCAATGTGTCCGTACCATTGCGCAACTACTTCTGGTCTATCTCCATCTAACATAAATAGACGGTCTATTACTAAGATAACAGACCAGTCGGCTTTTTTCGAGCGCCCACCAATATCAACTATTGTAAGATACCTATTTGTAACAATTTCTTTGTCATCAATCTCTGGCAAATCCCAAATCCATAGTAACCCTTGCGTATCTTCTGCAAAGCGAAGATTCTTTAGTGCATCTTTCCCAGAGTCTCCATCCGCATAAACATCTCCAACATACTTAGGCGGTTTGCATGATGCTCTGAATTCATCAACTTTATACTTATCGAAGACACGTTCACCCGAATGTACAAAAGCCTCAACATCATCAGATGGATATTCAGATGCCATTGGGGCATGTTCATTATATTTAGCACGCTCTTGTACATACCAGTTAATTGCTTCTAACGTTGCGCCCTGCTCCCACAACCACCACAGGTACTTTCCACTTTCAGCACGTGCCGATGATGCACTACCATTGTTACGATTCTTCCATAGCCATATAGCAAAATCTGCTTTTTCGTTTTCATTCTCAAAAGATAGCGAGTACTGCTCTATGTCAAACCAAGAAACAAACATTGCTTCAAACTGTGAAGTTCCACGTTTTGCCGCATCATATTCTCGCTGAAAGAAGTTTCCTGTACCATTTGCTGTACTCTCGTAAACAATCATCGTATACGGCTTCAATAAGATTCCGGAGCAAGCTGAGCGTACAATATCCTCAGGCTTCTTTCCGTCTGTAGTCTTCCATAGTCCCACCTCAGAAAGATGTACTAAATTGTAATCTCCACCACGGCAAGAGTCTGGTCGTTCAGCAGTACCAATTTTTATCTTGCAGTTACGTTGTGGTACACGATGAATAGAACCAGAGTGTCCTACACCTACTAATTTAGACTCATTTTCATTGTAGATTTCACCCAGTTTATAAAGCATAGATATAGGATAAGCTTTAATCATACGGTCAAACATATCCTTGATTTCATCAGAACCAGCACCTTGGTGAGCAATGATTAGCGAGTTAAGACCTACCTTGTGAATGAGCTGAAGCCATGCCATATATAGCTGAGATGTTGTAGAACCTCCCCATTGTCGTGCCTTTAGTAGAACTATTCGTATAGGCTTGTTGGCTTTGCGTAACTTTTCAAGTCGCTCAACAAACTTCCTTTGAGGGCGTGTGAGTCGAAATAATACATCGTCTCCACCACCTTTGTTTTTGATGTAAACATACAATGCTGCCCAAAAAGCAAAGTCATAGCGGCACCTTAATCGTACAAATTGCTCTATAACTTTAAGACGATCTTCCTCAGAATATTCTACTTCTAATTCTTCTGTTAGGAATTTTATGATACTTCCACACTTGATTAATAGTTTTACCAATGGAGTGCTAAGCATTTCAACAGGAATACATTGTGTTTCTAATGGGAAACCATCTATACGTACTTCAACACGTTCTCCAATAGACCCTACACCACTGATGGGGTCAAACTTTTGATAAACGTCGGCATTACGGTTACCATTCTCTTTTAATATACTTATTACTTCTTTTTGCATCTTGTTATAGGATAGTTAAGAAGCGAGAACAAAAAACCAGATAAATAACAGTATAGATGTAGCCATGCATTAGTATATGGAAACACAAAGCCAACAGCAAGATAGAAGATCATCCATGCTTGATAGTACAATTTCCTACCCACTTCAAAAGAGATTGACCCAAAAAGGAAAAATACTACACCAGATAGTCCTATAGTAGGCAATTTCGAAATTGGTAATACTAACGAAGAGTATCTATTGGAAAAGTTATAGCAACAATATAAGCAAGTATAAGTCTTTGCAATCTGATATTGTAGATAAAAAATAAACAGACAAGACACCAAG